ACTGGAAAAGACCAGACAGCTATATCCTGCGTAAAGATGCTAAATGGTAACTTATTCGTTACAGAGTGCTTCGGTTTGTCGGGAGGTTACTCCGATAGAGTCCTAGAACGCATAGCAAGAACCGCAAAAGTCAATAAAATCAACACAATAATCGTAGAACAGAACTTTGGTGGTGGTATGTTCTCACAATTACTAAAACCTTTTCTAATGACTTACCACCCTTGTGAGGTAAAAGACGTGCGAAATACCAAAACTAAAGAATTACGCATAATCGACACCCTAGAACCTGTAATGAACTCTCATAGACTTATTATTGACCGCAAAGTTATAGAAAATGACTTTAGATCAAACCCTGATGAGACTCCTGAACGTAGATTAAAATTACAACTTGCCTATCAACTTAGTCGTATCTCTAGAAACAAAGGTTCTTTGGTTCATGATGACCTTTGTGACTCACTTGCAGGGGCAGTTGCATACTGGACAGACTATATGGCTCAGACAGAAGACATGAATATTGCTAAAAGACATGATGAATTAATTAGTACACACCTAGAAAATTGGGGGCATTTACTAAATAACACAGTATCCCAATCCGCTATGGGTATGACTCCCCAACAAATAAGAAATTCTAATGTATCTGATGATGGTTTCATAAGCGGAGCTTATTAGGTTGCACTATAGGAGATACCTCGCAGTTCTCACATTAAGATTACACTAGGATTTTCTGGGTGGCGTCTATCCATTCCGTACAAAGATTTTCCTGTGTGATCTTATCCAGAAAAAAATTTGGCGAAAAAATCTGAAGCCCTTTACACTCTCTCGGAAACTTAGTTACCCCGTATCGAAAATTTTTTTTTCTTTGAATTTCTTGACAATTTAAGTATCAATTAGTCAAAAGTGCTGCTATCACTAGGATTTGAGAATATTACTACTATTCTTGAGGCTCTTTGTCGGCCAAAATTTCTAGCTTGCATTCATTTTTCTTTTTAATCGGTTAGGGGCTAGGGTCAAAAAATATATATGGGTCATAGGGAATAAAAATATATATATAGGGATTCCAAAAGAAGACAAAAAATAAACCAAAAGAGAAGCTAGTAAAAACCAAAAAACCGCTTACCAGAGAGATAGGTACAAATGTACTACAAATCCTGTAATTGATTGTAGTGCAAGGGATTAGAAGAAATGGGATTATCAATTACAACAAAATGTTAAGCAGTTCTAAATGAATCTATATATAAATACTTGACATACTGAATGCAGTATGTGTAATCTATGAATGTACCTTGAAAAATAAATACTTGGATTGGCGGAGCTATTGGGCTGTCACTTGCGTCAGGCACGCTCTTATACCGATACGAATTAAGGTCGGGTAGGAACTGAGGTCACGCTCCACAAAAAGAGTATTTCATAACTACTAGCAGCAAATTGGCAAGGCTCACTTGCTAGTAGTCAAAACCTGAAGGTTTCTAGGAAGGATTTATGACCCTTCCTTGAAGCACTCATGCTTCATTCTTTATCAAAAAAAACCATGACTATTTCATCAAAACCAAGAGTAAAAGTTGAAGAAGAAATCCTTAATGATTTCATGAGGATTCTTGAAGAGAACAAAGATTCTAGAAATCCTTGGTCTAAACCTTGGACACCTAGCTCTTCCGAAGGTCACATTAATTTCCTTACTGGTAATCGTTATCAGGGCATGAACGTAATTATTCTTGAGATGTATCAATTCTCAAAAGGTTACGAATTGCCTTGTTGGATTGGCTACCAACAGGCTAAAAAAGAGTTTAATTGTGTACCTAGAAAAGGCTCTAAGGCTGCTCGCATAGTGCGACCTAATCCAATACGGATAGATGCTAAAGATGACAACGGAAACCCTATTCTTGACAAAGAGGGCAACCCTGAATTTTACATGAAGATGACTTTCAAGGGTGCAACTGTTTTCAATATTGCCGACCTAGTCGGACTTGATGACAAAGCTCAAGAAAAACTAGACCAAAAAATTGCAAGCTTCAAGACTAAATGTGTTGAGAATGCAAGGCCACTTGCTGAAAGATGCAAGGCTGCTCACGATCGTTTAATGATCTTCAAAGATGAGCTAAAAGGTTCTCTCAATCATGGCTCAGATAGTGCTTACTATCGTGACGATATTGACTCAGTAACCATGCCAAACAGAGAAGACTTCAAGAATGATGAAGCCTATCTTTCAACCCTAGCTCATGAGTTCGCTCATGCTACAGGTCACAAAGATAGACTCAATCGTAAATGGCTCAATGAGTACTCAAAATACAGACCACAAGAAGAGTTGGTTGCGGAGTTCTCAGCTGTTTTGATCGCTAACAGATTACAAATCACTTGCGATACTCAGAACCATGCTTCATACCTCGGAGGTTGGGCATCTAGAATCAAAGATTCAAAGAACCCTGCTCAAGAGTTATTCAAGGTCTTCGCTTACTCTTCCAAGGCTGCTAATACAATTCTTGGGGAAGCTTAATCAAGAAGGTTTCTAGGAGGGCTGCAAAGCCTTCCTTGAAGTCCTCTATGACTTCGTACTTTATCGCTTAAAAAACTATGGACATCAACGCAAATTTCATTGAGTATTCTCATGAATTTTTAACCAAAGACGAAAGAGATATGCTCTTCGTTTGCTTAAATCAAATCCTTCATACAAAAATGAATCGGTTAGGAACTGCCGACCAATATTGTTTGATAGGTCTTTATGACAAGTTAAGAAGGATTTATCCTTCAACCTTTCACACTTCTAAACAGTTAGAAGATTTCTTAGAGGGTTAACCACCTTCTATGAAGTCCTCTATGACTTCATTTAAAAACTACAAAAGGAGAAAAAAATTATGGGATTCAATCCTACAATGTTCGATCATCAAAGAGCTTTCGCAATAGCTCTTTCTACCAACAATAGAGTTGGTCAAATGATGCGATCAGGTCACGAGATTATGTTCCAATACGGAACTGAAACTGTGCTTTGTTTTAAGCACGCTCTAACAAGAAAGAGCTACTTCCTAAACTACCAAGGGAGGGAGGTATGAGAGTACCAGATTGCAAGACTTCAACAGGCATTCTTGTTGACTCTCAATATGCTGATGACATAGCAAGTATCGGCATTGAATATCTCACTACAGATAATCCAAAGCTCATAGAAATTTCTGTTAAAGATTTAGATTTTATCTATGACAACTTCACTCACATTTACATAGGAGGTTAATCATGAAGGCAGGACATTATCTCAAGTGGGCTGAAAAGTCTTTCAAGATTCTTGATAAGTTTCACTCAAGAATGTATGAACTATGGGAAGCTTCAGATGAGACTCAACACTTTGATGATGACCTTAACTGTAGGCATCATGATCTTGAAAGAGCTTTAGATGATGACAACTATGACCGCCAAGGTTATGACCGCAACGGATACTTCTTACAGCTACAACGGAAAGATGAATCAATCCAAGGCTGTGATGATCGGGTTAAATATTATCAAGATGAGATCAAAAATCTCAAAGATAAAATCAAAAGAACCAAGGAGAAAAAAGAGAATCTTAAAACCGAAAGGGAGAAGATGATCTTAGACTTTGATATGGACTACAAGACCATAGAGAAGAGACTCTCCGAAGAGTATCCAGAGTTCTTTCCAGTTGACTAATTGAAGCACGCTTGCAAGCTCTTCGGAGCTTGCCTGAGTGACTCATTACTCACTCACTTTTAACCTTAAACGATAGGAGATTTAGTACTATGTACTACGGAAGAATGGGGAATAAAGTTCCCTTCTTAAATTCAACTGTGACCTTGGGTCACAAGTCGGATAAGATTCCGAAAGATGACAAGACGTTTTATTTCTACCCTTGCATCAAAGTTCATCAAGCTTTAACAAGTAAAAGATGGACAGCTACCTTTGTTAACTATGGTTCAGAACCTATAGTAAGCAAGAAGAAAAATGATGAGTCTTTATCTGACTTTGAAAATGCTAAACTTGTTTGCTATCAGTTGATGGCTAGACAGACCAAGCATAAGAATAAGCGAGGGCTAATCATAGGAGCAGGATACGACTACGACTATTGGTACTTCTTAGTTGAGACAATAGACGAGAGTTGACTTCTTAGTTCTATTCGGGCATACTGTATTCAGGTATGCCCTTTTTCATACCCACCAACCAACCAAAATACAGGAGGAAAATTTAATGGTTGACCACGATTACAGAGATGACATCAAACAAATTGATGATGGTCTTATTGGTATTCAGATAACCAAAGAAAATGCTAAAGACATTTCTAAAATCTGGGAAGCTCTCAAGTCTGTACCTGCCCCAAAGAAAGGGGAAGTATGGAAGTACAGAGGAGAGATGTCATGACATTCACAAAGCAACAAATCTTAGACGCATTCGTTGACGTTGAATTAGAAACTGAAGGTTACAACAACCAAGGTTTCTATGAATCTTCAGAGCAAAGATTACGTTACGTTCTAGTAACTATGGACATGGCTCCATCAGGTCTTACTAAAGATCAGTATGACTTGTTCAAAACAGATAACAAATTCTATAAGTGCATAGAGTTTTATCAGAAGGGAGAAGAGTTTGTAGTCAATAACCCAGAGCTATTACAAGAGCTTATGGACATGGACTATGACGACCTTGAAGGCTACGTTTGTACTAATGGCTACGAGTGGTTAGGAGATGACTTCGACCACATGGAAGAGTATCTAATTTTTGTATCTGAGATGCAAGATGAGTGGCAGTTTATTCGAGGGGAAGTTTGTAATGATTCCGAATACATGGAGATCATCAAGCAACCTTGGATAAGAGACAAGGTAAAAGGCTACAAGAGTGACAACAGATTTGAGCTTGCGTACCTTATTCTCTTGGAGAATGCAGTTATTACTGACGAAACCAGAGAAAGACTTGACGCAGTAGGAGTTGTCTAATGCCTAGATCAAAACACGCAACCCTTATGGAGCTTGATTGCATTCTCCATAGGGCTGCACTTCTAACCGATAGAAACTTTACTATCTTTCCGCCCTCTGATGAAGAGGGCAATCTCTTACTTGATGACACTATCGAGTACTACAAGAAAGAGATTATTAAAACTATTAACCAAATTAAAACAAAGGAGGAATCTTAAAATGCACAGCACTAAAACAACGCACGTCTTTCCTGAAGATCATTATGAATCTTTAGAATTTGTATGTAATGAAGATGGAATCTTTGACGATAGATCAATAGGATTTATCTCGGCAACTGACATAGCAGGAGATGAGGTTCATCTCCCTAACGTCAAGAGTCCTGCTGTTGTGAAATTCTTTGCTGAGTTCATAGAGCTTGACAATGTGTTAAGAGAAAAGGACAAAGGCAATAGAGCAACCGAAGAAACTATGAGTTACCTAAGAAAAATTCATAAGAAGATTGATGGTTGGATAAAGCAAGAGAAGGAGGACAAGTAACCTATGGCTGTCTGCCCTAACAAAGAGTGTCGCAGTACTAATACAAAGTATTTAGATACAAGACACAGACAGGAAAGCAGAGCAACAAAGAAACCCTATACCTACAGGTCTAGGGTTTGTTTGTCTTGTGGTAAACGCTTTGCTACCAGAGAGTATTCCATTCAGGACTTGATTGACTTCGGCAAGCAAGGATACATGGAGATGATTGACGACCTAATTAAAAACAACTAACCAAAAGGAGACAATGAAAAAGAAAGTACCAACACTAAGGGAAGCTGCTCGCATTACCTACAAGAGGAGAAAGAACGGAGACATCTCAGCTAAAGATTTTCTCAACAGCATGAACCACAATGTCGAAGCTCTTGGAAACATACCTGTAAATAAAATAACTACAAGTATGATTAGCAAGATGAATGACTACAACAAAGCAAGACCCAATTGTAACGAGGTAGTTAATAAAAAGATGGGGCATCTCAAGTTAGTGCTTGATGATTGCAAAGATGATGGACACTTAACAATGCCTGAGTTTCCCAAGCCATTGAGGGTAAAGAAAAACAAGAAGGTTCATTACCTAACAGATGACATGGAAATTGAGCTATTGGATAAGGTCACAGAGCTAGGTCATCATGAACACAGAGATGTATTCAAGTGCTTGATTGATCTAGGGTGCAGGGTCATGGAGCTACTCACTCTTGAGAAAAGATTTATTGACTTTGAAAAGAATCAGATTACATTTCAATACAGGAAAAACGGAAGGCCAAATACTGTACCAATGAGCAACAAAGTAAGAGAAATTATCAAGCCATATTATGACAAGTGCAATACCTTGGACTATGTATTCGACCATAATTATTATTGGGCTGAGAGTGTGTTCAGTAAGGTCAAGAAAGAACTAGGTTATGAGAAACACAAGTGGTATAAGATACATCTATTTAGAGATACAGCAGGGTCAAGGTTAGTACAACGTGGAGTACATCTCTTGATCGTCAGAGATTGGTTAGGTCATGAAGATGTAAAGATGACCGAGAAGTATTCTCATCTTGCCCCTAACTCTATGCACTCAGTAGTGGAGGTATTGAACTAATGAAATTTACCGATAGTCAAATCTTTTTTATCAATGACTCAATTAGAAAAGAGTTAAACGAGCAAGAAAAATTTTTAAAATATTTAACTGATTTAGCACAAAAAGAAAATGATTTAGCAAAGAAAAATAAGATCAATAACTCTGTTGAATTGTGTGTAAAAAAGATACAAGAACTTGAAGCGTTGAGAGGTTTACTTCATGAGTGAACCAAGCAAGAAACAACTAGACCTTGAGCAAAGTATCTTTAGCATCTCAGGGTATAACAAGATCAGTAAGAACAATAAACTCAGGGAGCAGGGAAGGGAGTCTGAAACATACTACGCTCGCAACATGATTGAAGCAGGGCTAGAGGAATTAACAAGACAGACTCAGAACTATATATATAAATCTTTGAGTGGACAAGTCGGAGTCAAATCGTTAGCTGCTTTATACCTAAATCAATTCCCTGATATTGACGTGGTTTCTTTTATAACTTTCAAGGTCATCATAGACAACGTGTCACTTGGGAAAGTAACAACACAAGTAGCAATCAACATAGGTCAGATGTTGGAAGATGAAATGCGATACACAATCTTTGAAGAGGAAGACCCTAAACATTTTAAAGCAATCCAACATCATACCAGAGATACAAACCACCAAGGTTATAAAAAGAATATGGTTAGATCACACATGAGTAAGAAGGGGATAGAGTTCAAGACATGGAGCAAAGAAAACAAATTAAAAATTGGTATGGTTCTGATTGACTTAGTTGTTAATCATATTGGAATGATAAAGCTTATAAACAAAAGGGTTGGCAAGACTACTACTTCATGTGTGGTCTTCACAGATGTAGCTGACAAGTGGATAAGAAAGAACAGAGCTAACCGCATAGCTGCTTATCCCTTATATCTTCCTTGCTTCGATAAGCCTAAACAATATACAACTTTATTTGACGGAGGTTATTACACAGAGAGACTCAGGACTTCAGCTATCAAGACTACTAATCAAGAGACATTAAAAAAGTTACAAGAAGAAAACTTAACAGTATGTCTAAAGGCTCTAAACCTTGCGTCAAGTACTGCGTGGGGGGTAAATAAATTTGTGTTTGATACTCTTGTATATTGTTGGGAAGAAAGAATAGAAGTAGGGGGATTGATTGATAGAGAGCCACTTGAATTACCAGTAAAGCCTGAAGGTTTTGGAGAGGATAAGGAGGTAACAAAACAATGGAGTTACCACGCAGGTTTAATTCATGATACAAACCACGCAAACAAAGTAAAGAGATTCCAAATACTTTCAATGATAGACACAGCGAAAAGTTATCTTGGCGAAAAATTTTTTCACGTTTATCAAATGGATTTTACTTCAAGACTTTATCCTGTAACTGCACACTTCCACCCACAAGGAACTGATATTGCCAGAGCCTTACATCAATTCTATGAAGGGGCTGTTATCAAGACTAAGAAAGATGCAGATTGGTTGGCGATAGCAGGAGCTAATGCTTTCGGTTATAACAAGTTGAGCTATGACGAAAGGCTAGAGTGGGCTTACATAGAAGGCCAAGACTTTGCTGAACAGGTATCACTCAATCCACTAGACAACATAGATATATGGGGTCAGGCAAAAGACCCTTGGCAATTCCTTGCTTGGTGTAGAGAGTGGTATGAATTTTGTCAGGTGGGATTGAAGGGTGGATATGTCTCACGTTTCTGTTGTTGTCTTGATGGTACTAACAATGGATACCAACATATCGCAGGGTTGATTTCATCTGAAGTACTAGCAAAGAAAGTAAATTTACAGAGAGCAAGTAAGCCACAAGATTTATATAAAGATGTTCTAGCTAGAGTCATAGAAATACTAGAGACAGATACAACAACGCAAGGCAAGAACTGGAATAAGATTTCAAAGCTGTTGACTAGGAAGTTTATAAAGAAACCAGTACTCATGATTCCATATAACTCAACGACCTTTGGCATAGCTAACTACATAGAAAAATATTTTGTCGCAAAAAATATTTCAATGGCAAAAAATTTTAAGAATAACTTTTACCTTGCTGCAATAATCGAACAGGCTGTAAAAGATATATGCCCTGAGAGTTATCAGGTTTTAAATTACTTGTCAAAGATAGCTCTATGTTTCAACAAAGAGAACAAGACTATCTCATGGCATACTCCCTCTGGGTTTCTGGTACAGCAGAAGTACTATACAAACCAGACTAAAAGAATCAAGACCAAGCTTAGTAATCAAACAGTTTATCTAAGTCTTGCCGAGCCTGACGAGAAGCTAGTCAACAAGAGAAAACAACTGCAAGGTTTCCCAAGTAATTACATACATTCCTTTGATGCTGCACACCTACAGTTAAGCTTGGTTGAAGCAAGCAAGATGGGTCTTGAACAGTTCTGTATTATTCATGATTGCTTTGGTAGTCCTGCTGCTGAACTTGATAGGTTTATTGAATGTGTTAAGCAGACATTCTTCTACATATATAGTGATAATAATTTAGATAACTTACATCATCAAGCAGCAGATCAATTAAGTAATAGCAAGGGATTACCACCTGCACTACTGATGGGGGAGTTTGATATTACAGATGTGTTGACAGCACCATATATATTTACATAACAAGAGATCAAGGTACAATTAGGGAACGTCTTTTATAAGACGAATCACAAGTACAAATCCAAGGTAAACATGGAATCAATTAAATCGGAGTCTATTAAAATAGTCACTCCTGTAGGAACTCGCTTTCGTTATTCCTACCTCGTCACACCTGATGAATACATGGGTGTTGAGAAGTGGAAGACAGAAGCTATGATACCTGTCGGCACGAAGGTCAAGGTAGGCAAAGAAGAACATGAAGCTACTTCATACATAGCCAACCAGTTAGAACAATTACTTGAAGGTTGGAAGACACAGCTAAAAGCTGCTTACCCAACAAGAACATTTACTCTTACAAAGAACAAGAACACAGGAGAGCCTACTTTCCCTTGGACTTTTGAAGATGACTTTCTAATCTTAAAGCTAAAGAAGAATGTTAAAGGATTAAAAGGTAATAACCAACCCATTATGTTTTACAAGTTTGACCCTGCTTCAGGACAAAACTTAATGATGAGTGAAGACGAAAGAAAAACAATGGATAAGATTAGTCCAGAGACTACAGGTCAAGCAGCCCTGCTTGCTTCTGGCTATGACGCACAGGGTAATGGTGTTGGTATCAAACTATTCCCCATATCTTTTTGCTTCAGGGATATAGTTCCTTGGACAGGAGGAGGGGCAAGTGATTTTGATACAGCAGAACCATCAAGTTATGAAGAGAAAACTCCGACCCCAACCGCAGCAGACTTCTAAGTACAAGAGTAAATTTGAAAGTCAATTTGCTGACGACCTAAAAAAAAAGAAACTTATCTTTACCTATGAAACACTCAGCATTGACTATGAAATTACTTGCACCTATCGGCCTGACTTTATACTCAACAATTTTATTGTTGAAACGAAGGGCTATTTCTCGAAACAAGATAGACGAAAGCATCTTGCAATTAAGGAGAAACGACCCGACCTAGATATAAGGTTTTGTTTTCAAAACAGCAAGACCAAACTATCCAAAGCTAAGAACTCTATCTCGTATGCCGATTGGTGTACGAGACATGGGTTTCAATACTGTGAGAAATTTATCCCTGACGATTGGTATGAAGAGTCAATACAAAGTTAAAGAAGTTTGCCCTGAGTGTGGCAAGAAAAACTGTGCGGTCTTTAGTGATGGACATAAGCATTGTTTCACTATGGATTGCGGATACACTTACTACCCAAACAAGAAAAATTTATCGTCTGCTTACTCAAAGAAAATGATAGACAAAGTGACACCACTATTTAAAACAAGTCCAAAGCTATTGAAGGTAACACCTATAGCATTATCGAAACGTGGAATCACTAAAGAGACTTGCGAACTATTTGGATATGGACAGGCTGAGTTTAAAGGTATGCCTGTTCAAGTAGCTACATACAAAGATCAAAAGGGTAATGATGTAGCACAGCATATTAGATTTCCTGATAAGAAGTTTGCTTGGATAGGAGACATATCAAATGTACAGCTATGGGGTCAACACTTATGGCGACAGCATGGAGGTAATGGCTCTGTCTTTGTAACTGTTTGCGAAGGAGAGATTGATTGCATGAGTGCTAGTCAGATACAGGGTAATAAGTTTCCCTGTGTATCTATTCCGTCAGGTGTGCAATCAGCAGCCAAGTATCTAGCAGCTAACTACAAATGGTTAGATACTTATTGTCGTATAGTTTTATGCTTTGATAATGATGAAGCAGGAAGGAAAGCAGCAGAGAAATGCTTAGAGGTTTTACCCAAGGGGAAAGTAGCAATAGCAAAGCTTGATCGTAATGATGTGAACGATCATCTGGTATTGAGTGAAGGAGAGATAGTAAGACAAAAGTTATGGAAGGCTAGACCAGTTAGACCAGACAGTTTAATTAATGGAGCAGACGCATGGGATTTGTTTATTAAAGAAACAAGTAAACCAATATCAGACTTTCCATTTCCAAAACTAAATGACTTTACAAGAGGTTTGTTTCCTAGCCAACTGTTCACAGTTGCTAGTGGAAGTGGAGCAGGTAAGTCCACGATATGCAGAGAACTTGCATACCATTTCTTAACCAAGAATCTAAAGCTTGGTTACATAGGATTAGAAGAATCAGTACAAAGAACTTTACAGGGATTGGTTGGTATTGATATGAATATACCTCTACACCTCGAAGATGATATTGACCCTGATGAAGTAAAGAGTTCATTCGATAGGCTGACATCTTCTCGTAACTTATATTTATATAATCACTTTGGTAGTCTTGACCCTGATGTATTGCTTGAGCAGATCAGATACTTAGCAACTGTTGATGGGGTTCAGATAGTAATACTAGATCATATAACTATAGTTACTTCAGGTCTTGAATTAGAAAATGAAAGACGTGCTATTGATGTAACAATGACTAAGCTTAGAAGTCTATGCGAATCAACTGGCATAGCTTTGATACTTGTTAGTCATCTACGCAGACCGCAAGGACAATCACATGAATCGGGCAGGGAGATAGATACTTCAGATTTGAAGGGAAGTTCTGGACTACTTCAACTTTCTGATGTTGTACTAGGTGCATCAAGAAATCAGGTAGGCGAAGCTAGTGAAAGACAAAGACTACAGTTAAAGATACTTAAGTCAAGACATACAGGTATGACAGGAGAAGTAGATAAGTTATTGTATGACCAAAAGACAGGCAGGTTAATAGTTTATGAAAACACATTCGGAGATTTATGACTTTACTTATTGATGCAGATTGGCTAGTCTTCTCTTCCTGTTGTGCAGGAGAAGTAGAAATACAATGGGATACTTGGAATCATACCTTGCACTCTAATGCAAAGGATTGCTTGTCTATCATTGAAGCAAGACTAGAAGTATATAAGACTATAGCTAAAGCACAGCAGCCTAAAGTTAAGCATGATGTGGTCATGTGTTTTTCTGAGTATCCAACATTTAGGCATGACATATTTCCTGAATACAAAATCCACAGGATAGGAAAAAGAAAACCACTTGCTATGAAACATACTATTGATTTACTAAAGCAAGACTTTGAATGTGTATCGTATCCCAACTTAGAAGGAGATGACGTTCTAGGATTACTAGCTACTAATGGTCAGTATGAGAATCCAGTTGTAGTTTCAGTTGATAAAGACATGAGAACTATTCCCTGTATGTTGATAGCTGCTGAAGAAGTAGAACATATCACAGAAAAAAAAGCTATGAGACAATGGTTTGAAATGGCTATAGCAGGAGATAGCACAGATGGAATAATAGGAGTTAAGGGTTTAGGTATGGTAAGTGCAAGCAAGTTACTTGCCGATACTCCTGATACACAAGACGCACTATGGTCTAAGGTTGCTGAGACATATACAAAGAAAGGCTACTCAATAGCTGACGCTATACTTAACGCAAGACTTACAAGAATACTTAGAGAAGGAGATTATAACTACAGTACTGGCGAAGTAAAACTTTGGAATCCATAAAAAAAACTCTAGGAAAACGACAGGAGACATCAAAACCTAGAGCTTTTTTGTTTGCTTTACCAATGGGAAACCACCCCCATTGATTAAATTCTAGCATGAAATCTATACAAAAGTATTTATATTTTCAGATTAAGAGTTACTATGTTAATAGTTTCAATCTTATTCTTGGCTGTTAAGTTACCACCAATAACTGATGACTTAATTCAAGGACTAGATGAGGTCTTTCCTAACCGCCACCCTGATCTGTCATATTCTGACAAGGAAGTTTGGTATCGGGCAGGGCAAAGGTTTGTTGTCGATTGGTTAATTGAACAACAAAAGAGACAACGTGAAACTATGTTAACTGAAAAAGTATTAGATTAGTACTATGTGTTTCGGCTCTAAACCTAAAGCACCTGCAAAACCCAAGAAAGCTGAGTTTACAGATGCACCTCCTGTAGTTACAGGCGAACAGGAAGATGTTGAAAATCCATTTGATACTAAAAAAATAACAGATCAGTTAAAGCTTAGAAGGAAGAAGAAAGAGAAGGGTATTAAGATTAAAAAAGGCGACCCTGATTTATCAAACGTCAGGATAGCAGGTCTTAATCCTACTCCCGATACTAGAAAAAAATCTGGTATGGGTAGTCCAACTTCTCCTTATAACACGAAATCTATTTATTAAAAACTATGTGCGTTTTCTCAGCCCCACCACCTCCCCCACCATTACCAGACCCAGAGCCTACAGCACCTAAAGGAGAAAAGACAGCAGAGCAGGTTGTTACTGGACAACAAAGAACTACTGTTAGGAAGAAAGGCCAAAAGATGGGTAGAACTGCTGCAAGAGAAGCAGGTAGAAAAGGCACAGCATCTTTAAGAATCCCTCTACTAGGCAAAAAGGAGACTACCAGAAGCGGTAATCTAAATACACCTATTTAAAATCACATGGAATATTCTACTCCTGAAGGCAGGGCAGCAGCATTGTATGAACAATATGCTACCGAGAGGTCTTCTTATTTAAGAGAAGCACAGGAGTCTAGTAAATACACTTTGCCATATCTGATACCTGAAACTTCCGCAGGTTCAGGAGGTAAAAGGACTAGAATCAAAACACCATATCAAGGGATTGGAGCAGCAGGTACAAATGCTTTAGCTTCAAAAATTTTGATCGGGCTGTTTCCTACGAATATTCCATTTTTTAAATTAGTCTTAGATGCAATCAAAATTGCACAGGAAGAAGGCGGTACTGAAGCGGTTACAGAAATAGATAAGGCATTAAGGAAAGTTGAAAATGCCTTGATGAGAGATATAGAAGTATCTAGTGATAGGGTTGCTATGTTTGAAGCACTAAAACATTTGATAGTTGGAGGGAATGTTTTACTGTATCTAACAGAACAAGGACTGCAAGTATATCCTCTAGAAAAATACGTTTGTAAACGTGATGCTAATGGTAATACTTTAGAAATTATTATCAAAGAAACTATAAGTGCTAAAGCTTTACCCTCTGATTTCTTAGCAAATATAAAACAGAAAGCAGAGTACTCAGAAAAAACACTTGAAGAAGAGTTAGATATTTATACACACGTTAAAAGAGAAAATGATTATTTTAATTGGCATCAAGAATGTAAAAACGAAATAATCCCTAACACAATAGGTAGAGCTAAGAAAGATGTAACTCCTTTTTTAAATCTTAGGTGGACAAGAATTAGCGGAGAAAGTTACGGAAGGGGATACGTTGAAGAGTACCGAGGAGATTTAATTTCTCTTGAAGGATTGATGAAAGCAATCATAGAAAATGCTGCTGCGTCTGCCCGAACAGTTTTTCTTGTAAATCCTAATGGTACAACAAGAGCTTCCACACTTAGCAAAGCTCCAAACGGAGCAATCCGAGAAGGTAATGCACAAGATGTAACAGTAATGCAGGTAGGTAAAGGACAAGACTTGCAAGTATCTTTTACAGCAGTACAGAGAATAGAACAAAGATTGCAATATGCTTTCCTTATGGCTAAAGCAGTACAACGTGACGCTGAAAGGGTAACAAGTACAGAGTTAAAGATACTGACACAGGAGCTAGAGTCAACACTTGGCGGAATCTACTCTATTTTAAGCTCAGAACTACAGCTACCTTACCTAAGAAGACGTATGCACCTACTTGTTAAGTCAGGTAAAGTCCCCAAGTTACCTGACGACATAGTTGGTATCTCAATCGTTACAGGTTTACAAGGATTAGGTAGAGGGCAAGATAAAGAGAAGCTACTTGAGTTTATTACAGTTATGGCACAGGCTCTAGGGGCTGATGTAATGAGACAATACGTCAATCTTGACGAAGCTATTAAGCGTCTAGCTACCAGTATTGGCATTGAAACTCAGAATTTGGTAAAATCAGGAGAAGAAATCGCTGCTGAACAACAGCAAATGCAACAACAAGAACTTATTAGAAGTCTTGGAAGTGCTGCTGTAGGTTCTCCGTTACTTGACCCCAAGAAACAAGCTGAAGCAGGATTAATTAATCAAGAGGTAACTGCAAATGCCAACCAAGAAGGCCAAATCTAGTAAACCTAGAGATGAAAATGGGAGATACGTTGCTCCTAAAAAAGCTGTAGTCAGCAGAATTGGAGTAAACGAAGAGAAACCTGTACCTGAGAAGTCAGGAGACAGAGTTACTAGACATGGTTCAACTATCCACTATAGTTAAAACAAAAAAACTACTATGACATCATCACAAGTACAAGCAAACGAGACACCTCCTATGTCAGCAGATGACATTGAAGCTCTTAGAGATGAATCAGGTCTTATTGCAGGTAAATTTAAAACTGCTGCTGATATGGTAAATAGCTATAAAGAGCTAGAAGGTAAGCTAGGAGCAGTAGAAGAAACTCAAACTGAACAGCCAGAAGCATCTGATACTGAGTGGAATCCTTCTGAGATTTATGGAGATGGTCTTGCTTCTGTATTAGAAGAAGTTGGAATTGATACTCAAGAGATAACAAAAGTTTTTGAGGATACAGGAAACATAAGAGAAGATGATTACTCAAAGCTTGCTGAAGCAGGTTTTTCTAAACAAATCATTGACACTTATTTAGATGGCCTAAGAGGTGGAGTAGGAGTTGCAGATGAGATACAACAATCTCAGCTAGAAGATATACAAAGTGTTGTAGGTGGAGAACAAGGATATAACGAACTTAGAGAGTGGACACAGAACAATGTTCCTGATGAAACACTAGCAGCATTTGACAAGATATTAGATACTCAAGACCCTACTATGATTAAGATTGCAGTTCAAGGTTTTGCTGCACAGATGAGGGCTGCTGAAGGATACGAACCAACACTACTAAATGGTAGAAGTCCACAAGCAATAAGTCCATTTAAAACACAAGCAGAAATTAAAGCTGCTATGGGCGACCCCAGATACGGAAAAGATGAAGCATATACTTTAAGTGTTTATAAGCGTATGGAAAATACCGAAGTAGTCTAATGGCTAACAAACCAACTAAGCCAGAACTCTATGCAAGAATCAAAGCTAAAGTTAAAGCAAGAGTCAAGAAGTGGCCTTCTGCTTATGCAAGTGGTCAAGTTGTTAGAGAATATAAAGCAGCAGGTGGAGGATACACCAAAGCCTAATGAGTCTTGATAGATGGTTTAAAGAGAAATGGGTTGATGTCAAAACAGGCAAGAAGTGTGGTCGGAAAAAAGGAGATGGCCGACCTTATCCTGCTTGCAGACCTTCAAAAAGAGTAAGCAGTAAGACTCCAAAGACTACAAAAGAAATGTCTAATAGAGAAAAACTTAAATTTAAAAGGTCAAAAACTAGCGGTAAAAGAATAAATTATAACCATAAAAGACGACAAAGAACTGCATAGCTGTTATATTTTATATAAGCTACTCCTTCGTAGTTCATGTCTCCACGCAGAAAATCTTTATCTCTTAGAAAATCTGACAAGAATCCAACAGGAGGATTATCAGAAAGTGGGAGAAGAAGAATCAACGCTGCTACAGGTTCAAAGTTGCAACGACCTGTCACTAAAAAAAGTGGACTTTCAAAACGTGAAAAAGGTAGAAGAAAATCTTTTTGTGCGAGAATGAAAGGTGTCAAAGGAGCTATGAAAGACAGTAAGGGTAGGCCAACTAGAAAAGCTCTTGCACTACGCAAGTGGCGGTGCTAGTTTCTGAACTTTCATCTACATATCAAAGTGCCTGATACGTCAGATAACGCTATTGAGAAAAGATAGTAAAGAACAGAACACGAATCAAAAACATTTATTAATCACAGACAGATGGCTAACGCAACTGTATCTCGTCTGGGCTTAGTGAACGCAACTGGTACGTCTTTTGACGCTTTATTTCTCAAGGTATTTTCTGGCGAGGTGCTAACAGCATTTGGTCAAAACAATATTTTTGACGAGAGATTACACACAGTTCGTACTATAGCTTCAGGCAAATCGGCAAGCTTCCCAGTTTTAGGTACGGCTAGTGCTGCCTATCATGTAATCGGGGAACCTCTAGTGGGGGCGAACCAGATTAAGGCAAATGAGAAGATTATTAACATAGATGATATGTTGATCTCTCAAGCAGTAGTCGCCAAATTAGATGAATTGAAGAATCACTATGACGTGAGGTCAATTTATTCTGCCGAGCTTGGAAAAGCTCTAGCAAAAGCTTACGATCAAAACGTAGCAAAAACTATTTGCAACGCTTCAAGAGCTTCTACTACATTGACAGGTGGTAATGGTGGACTTGTTCTAACACTACCTACTGGTAACACAAACTCTGCTGCTGTTACAGGAGATGAGCTTGTCGCAGCTATATATGATATAGCTCAAGAGTTTGACGCTCGTGACATTCCTCCTACAGATAGATTCTGTGTGTTGCCACCTGCTGAATACTATAAAATTCCTGAGTCAGCGACTAGGATTATAGATACTGACTTTAACCCACAGGGTAATGGTTCAGTAGCAGCAGGTCGTGTATCAATGGTTGCAGGTATTCCTGTGATGATGAGTAACAACGTACCACAAACTAACGTGGCTTCTTCTCCAAGTGGCACAAACAACAGCTATGCAGGAGATGACAGCAAGACACTAGGTATGGTGTTCCATAAATCCGCAGTTGGAACTGTAAAACTACAGGACATGACAACTGAAATCTCAGGTGCGGACTATGGTATCATGTATCAATCAACACTACTTTTAGCGAAGTATGCACTTGGACATGGAATCCTAAGACCAGAGTGTGCAGCAACAATCAAATTGTCTGCTTCATAATCTACCTAAATTCCTAAAATGGGGTATTCTATTATTAGATACCCCTTTTTTTTATGCCCCAAGGTAAGGGAACGTATGGTTCTAAGGTTGGAAGACCTAAATCAAAAAAGAAAAAAGACGACAAAAAAAAGTCTGCTCTTAAAAACAAACTCATGGCATTAAAGATGTCAAAAAAAAAGTAAAGAAAAATGGCTGTAGCTGCAAGCACCGAACTTGAGTGTGTAAACATTATGCTCGCTGCAATAGGCGAAGCACCAATAAATAAATTGACAGGCTTGCTTCCTGTAGATGCAAGAACTGCACAATCAACTTTGCTTGAAGTTAACAAGTCAGTTCAATCTGAAGGTTGGTCATTCAACATGGAGTTTAATGTTGTATTAACTAAAGACTCTGTTACTAACGAAATCACTATTGGTAATAATGTTTTAAAAGTAGATACTAATGTATATGACCACCCGACTACTGACGTTATACAAAGAGGATTAAAATTATACGATAGAAAAAATAATACTTTTGAATTTGATGGAGATATAACTTGTCATGTTACTTACTTTAGAGATTTTGTAGAGTTACCTGAACCTGCTAGATATTACATGACAGTAAAAGCAGCAAGACTTTTTGTTGATAGACTAATAGGAGATGACGGACTAAGAACATATACAGCACAAGATGAAGCTAGAGCTAGAGCAATACTTATGGAAACAGACTTGTCTAATGCAGATCATAATGTTTTAACAGGCGACCCTAATTTAAATAATCCAATATCTACATTTACTCCTGCTGATGTTCTAAATAGGTAATTATGGGAATTGTATCAAGAGCTATTCCAACTTTATTGAGAGGAATTTCTCAAGCTTCTGACTCATCTAAACAGGCTGACCACGCAGATATACAAGACAATGCAGATAGTAACCCTGTTGTTGGTCTTATAAAAAGATCAGGCATACAGCACGTTACTAATTTAAGTACTACGACTTTAGGTAATGTTCATATACAAACTATCAACAGAGATGTTAATGAACAGTATGTAGCTATCTTTAGTAATGGAAATGTAAAAGTCTATGATTTACAGGGAAATGAAAAAACTGTTGTAACTCCTGATGGTACAAATTATCTAAACACAACAAACCCAAGAAGTGAAATTAAAACTGTAACGATTGCTGACTTCACTTTTGTTGTTAATACAAGTGTAGCTACTGCTATGGATACTACTTTGTCAGGTGGTACAGGAACAAAAGCAATTATATTTGTAGAGCAAGTCTCAAATAATACTATCTATACTGTCACAGTAGATGGGGTAACTGTCACAGACAATACTGCTAGTGACTCGACTCTTAGCACTTCAGGAGTTGCTAATGACTTGGCTAACGGATTAGCAAGTGGCCTTACTGGATTTGATGTAACAAGAAACGGAAGTGTTATATATGTTAGAAAAACAGATGGAAGTAATTTTTCTATAGATGGAAGTGACACTCAAGGTAATACACAGCTATCTATTGTGAAAGACTCAGTACAGAGATTCACAGACTTACCTACTGTTTCTCCTAATGGTTATGTTGTTGAAGTAAAAGGAGATGACCAGACTAACTTTGATAATTACTATGTAAAATTTGTCACTAACAATGGTGGAACTTTTGAAGAAGGACAATGGGAGGAGACAGTACAGGCAGGAATACCTTTTAAGTTTGATTACTCCACTATGCCCCACGTTTTAATTAGACAGGCAGATGGTAATTTTAGATTTGCAAGGGTTGATGGGGATACATATACTTTAAATGGAACGGATTACATTTTGCCAGAGTGGGGTCAACGTACTTCAGGAGATGAAATATCTGCCCCTGACCCTTCGTTTATTGGTCGTAAAATAAACAACGTATTTTTCTTTAGAAACAGATTAGGCTTTCTGGCAGATGACAACGTAATTCTGTCTAACGTGTCAGACTTTTTCAACTTCTTTCCTGATACTGTTTTAACTATTGTTGACTCACACCCCATAGACGTTGCAGCTTCACATACAAAAGTTGCTATCTTAAAACACGCTGTAACTATGGGGGAGCAGTTGATTCTATTCTCAGAACAAACGCAGTTTATACTATCTAGTTCAGCAGACAACTTAACACCATTAACAGCTAACGTACTTGTAGCAACTGAGTTCGAGTCTTCAGATGATGCACCACCTGTAGGTTCTGGTTCTTCTATTTACTTCCTAACTAAAAAAGGAGCTTTTGCAGGTATCAGAGAATATATCACTCAAACAGATGTAACTCTAAAAGATGCTAGTAACATCACTATTCATGTACCAAGACTTATACCAAGCGGAATATTTAAACTTGCTGTATCAAATAACCAAGATATTTTAGTTTGTTTAGGAACTGATAACCCTAACAAGTTGTATATCAACAGATGGCTATTTGGTACACAAGGTCAGAAGGTACTAAATAGTTGGTTTACTTTTACTATCAATGAGAACAGGTCTATAAAAAATGTTGACTTTATAGGTACTGATTTATTTATGGTAATAGAAGAAGCTAGTAATGTAACTTTAGAAAAATTACCTTTTGAATCTGACTATAAAGAACAATACGCTAGTTTTGAATATCACTTAGATCATAAAGTTACTGAGTCAGATATAACAGTTGCATATAACACAGCAACTAAAAAAACTACTTTTACTTTGCCTTACAGGTTAAGAGCCAACATGAATGTAGTTGGTAGATACACAGCACCTAACCAGACCAGTACGTTTATTGATCTAAATGGTACGACTCAAACATTAAAAGCAGGAACAATAGTTAAAACTACAAATGCAACTGATGGCACAACATCAACAATAGAAGCTAATGGAGACTATACAAATGCGAAGGTAATTATTGGAGAACCTTTTGATATGCACTACAGGTTTAGTAAACAAAGAATTACTGAATCCCCAACACAAAGTTCTGCTGAGATTATCAGTTCAAGATTACAACTACATCACTTCTATATTAAGTATGAAATGACAGGGTTTTTTAAAGTAGAAGTAACTCCTGAATACAGAGACACTAGCACCCATAAATTTAGTGGTCGTTTATTGGGTGCTGCTTCTTCAGCTATTGGAGAAATAAATTTAGCCACAGGTACATTTAGAGTTCCAATAATGACTAGAGCAGACAGGGTTGATATAGATGTCAGAAACATTACCTTCCTACCTACACTACTAGCTAGTGCAGAATTTGAAGCTATGTTCAATATGAGAAGTAGGCGAATGTAATATGGGTCATTTAAGAAAATGTACCCTTAAAGACTTGCATTATGTAAGCGACAATATGAGAGAGATGGATAAGTTAGAAGCTCTCTATCAAGCAGATCAAGACCCTGAAACTGCACTAAAAGTTTCATACTTAGCTAGTAAAGAAGTTATGGCAATCTGTGGAGATGAAGATAATCCTATTGGTATTTGTGGGGTAACTCCTAATGGTTGTATCTACATGGTTTCTACTGACGAACTATTTAACAATAAAAAATACAGAATACAATTAATTAGAAAAGGGAGAATATGGGTTGATGAGTTAATGAAATCATATACAATTCTATATAATGTTGTATATGCAGAAAACGTGGCAGCTATGAAGTGGTTAGAAAGTCTAGGATTTAAGTTTATCGAGTATCATAAAGAATATGGTGTACATAAAAAACCTTTCTATCAATTCATGAGGATAGCCTAATGTGTTTTGTAGCAGGAGCTTTAGGTCTTACTGGACTAGCAGGTAATTTATTCAATGCTTCCTTGGCCTTAAGTGCAGTAACAGGTGTAATGGGAGCAGCAGCTAAAAATGAACAGGCAAGACAGACAGCTTCTTACGCATATCAAGCAGCAGAAAGAACTGCTTTATCTGCTGATGCTGCTATGAACGCACAACAAAATGCAGTAACAGAAAGATTACAAGAAGACAGAGCTATAACTGCACAGAAAAGACTAGAAGCAAATATTAAAGAATTAAAAGCTAAAGGTAGTATTTCTGCTTCTGAAGGCAAATCAGGAAGATTGCTAGGCATATTATTAGGAGATGCCGAAAGACAGGCAGGAGTTATGAGAGAAGGTTTAAATCAATCTTTAGAGTCAGCAGAGTTTCAATACGATAGAGATGTGGAAGGTATAATAGCTCAAAGAGATGGTCGTAGAAATCAAGCTTTAGATATAGCTAATAGAGGATATATGCAAGCACAACAACAATACCAAGGTCTATTACCGACTTTGGCAGGAGTAGCATCTACTGGATTAAAGAGTTATCTAGATATAGCTCCTAATGCAGAAGCAATTAACGCTTTATAACTATGGTTCAACCAAGAGGATTCACTTCAAGTACTAGACCTGTAGATGTCTTTGTTCCGCAAAGTACTGTTGCTGCTTTTCCAACTACTACATCTACACTATCTCAGATTGCACAATCGTTGGCAGTTATTGAACCTGCCTTGCAGAAATATATTGGCAGAGAAATAGATAAAGTAAAACTTGCTGAGATAAAACAAGCACAATCAGAAGGGGAAAGAGCAGGTAATGATGGATATACAGCTACAGAAAAATTGTTATATCCAAAAGAAATTGATTTAGAAACAACACAAGGCCAGATAGCACAGAAATTAAACAACTTAACTAAACAAGGTCTTAAAGAAGAAGCAGAATTTGTTAGAGGTCAAAACCCTTGGTATGCCCCTGCTTTTTATAAAGCGAAGTCAAAAGCTCTAGGACTTAATTTAAAAAATGCTTGGCTTCAAGAATTAAAAACAACGAGAGTTATTGACCCTGTTGACGGAGAGTTAAAATCTTTAGCTGCCTTTCCTTTTTCTTCTCCACAAGTTCAAGAGTATATAGCTCGTAAACGAAATATCAGAGTAGAACAACTGGATATGCCAGAGTTTTACGTTAAAACTTTTTTCTTAGATCAAATAGATGATGGAGTAAAAGCGTTTCAAACTGAACACGCTAAAGTTAATAGTGCATATAAGGTAGATAAGTTAAAAAAAATAGGAGCAGTACAGCTAGATCAAATCATGGCTTCGTACTTTATAGATAAAAGTCCAAACAAACCATTTATACAAGCAGAGCTTAAAGGATTTGTAGAAGATATTAGATCGCAATATGTAGGAGAAGAATTTACCAAAGAGATGGGTCTTTATACAGATCAGATAATGAACTTTGCTGTAACAATGGCTAATAATAAAGAAGCAGGTATAAATAGATTTGCACAGGCAAGAAAATTTATTAATGAATTTACTAGCTTATTCCCTTCTTATTCTTTAGGAACAAAAAAAGTACCTGATGGTAAAGGTAGTTTTAAATTAGTAAAAGTAGAAAATACTAGAAACTCAATTACCAATACTAAAGAGTTTAGAAAAAAAATGAATACAGCTTTAGCTGCTATAGATAAAGCAGAAAACAGATATTACGATTACAAAGATAAAATAATGGTAAGTGAAAACATTAACAAAGCTAGAGAAATTCTTTCTAAAGAAAATCCTACAGAAGAAGATAAAATAGAATTAAGAAGACTACAAAGTCAAGATAAACAAACTAGACTTTTTGTAAAAAACAATCAAGAAACTATTGCTATAGATAGTGAATTACAAAAACAATTAATTACAAACAGGATTGATAACGGAGAATATAATAACAAACAATTAGCTTTGGCATATATTAATCTTGCCTATGAGCAAAGTTTTAAAACTAATGCTGATTTAGAGTGGAAAAGAAAATCAATAAAAGATTTAGATACAAGTTTAGATAACGAAAGAAAATTTGCTGATGGGGTGTCTTCCAAAATTGTTAGCAATATAGAAAGAATATATACCAAAAGATCAGATTTAACTGCTGACGAATTAGATAGAATTGAAAATGTGCTTTTAAATATACCTAGAAAAATTAGAGATTACAAAACAACTAAAAAATTATTTGGAGATAATTTACAAGTAACTGAAGGAGGAGTCGAGATAGATGTACCAAGATACCCAACAGATAATGAGGTTATAGCTTACGGAGATAAAGTACAAGATCAAGCACAATTACAAATCCAAAGTAGTAGGCAACTACAAAAGTATGGCAGCCCTGAACTTATAGATAATGAAACTTTGATTATGGATATGAATAAAAGAGAGCAAAAAGAAACACAGAGAACTTTAAGACTTACAGTTGGAAGCTTATATGCTAACTCAGATATTGATGATAATGGTTTAAAAATAAAACCTAGCCTTGCAGATGTTGAAGAACAATATGATTATGGAGATGAAATATCTATTGACGGAATATTTAACGCTTACAAAAATAAAGACGGAGAATATGATTTGGAATATATAAAACCTCTGAAAGAGTTTTTAAAAAGAGTTGATATAAGTAATGAGGAAATTGAAAAATATGGGTTAGTTGATTATGTAACTGAGCCTGACAGAATCGAGTTCGAGAAATACCTTGCGTCTAAAGAGAAGCCAGACGTTATTCCAGACGTAACAGATATACCACCCACTACAACAAATGTGACAGAAGGTCAAAACATGGAATCAAACCCTGACTTTAGAGGTGCAGGTAATAATAAGGAATTTGACAAGGAAGAAACACCCAAGGAAGAACCTGAAAATGTTGATAATTCAAATGTTTCAGATGAGACTACAAATGAGAAACCTAGTGATACTGGTAATGAAGATGAGTTTATAAAAGCAAATGATAAAGATGAAATTGTAAATCCTAAAGATTTAAGAAAATCAGAACAGATACCAGTTAATGATATACAAATAGCTAGTGGTCAAAAAGTCGTATCAGATGTACCACAAAATCTTGGTGGTAAGGAAGGCGATCTTATAGCTATGGCTAACACAACGCAAAAAGAACAAGCAGTTTATACAGTACAAAGCGGAGATAATTTAAGTGTAATAGCAGATAAGTATGAAAATATTAGCTATCCAGAGATAATTAAATTTAATAACTTTACAGAAGAACAGGCAAACAATTTAAGCGTTGGACAGAAAATACGCATACCAGAAGCAAAGCCTAGAGAAAGCAAAGCAGTACTGGTAGGCAGACTAAATAAAGTTTTAGAGAATGTTGATACAAGACAAAGATTTAGTCAGGAAATAATTAAACGAATGTTATCGGCTGTAGGATTTGATGATAGAGAAACTAGAATTATGAGTGCTGTTGCTATGGCAGAATCAGCAGGAGATAGTGATGCTGATACAGTTAAGTCTGGTTTAGACCCATTAAAGAAAAACGAGTTTTCTATTGGTCTAATGCAAATCAATATGTTGCCAGAATATTTACCAGAAAGATTACCATTATTTGAAATAGAAGACCCAGACGAACTATATGACCCTATCATTAATGTTATAGCTGCAAAACGTCTATACGATAGATATGGTTTTGAAGCTTGGGAAACATACAACAAAGGCAAGTACAAAGATTTTTTAACTGACTAACTATGGAAGAATTAAATCCACAAGCACAAGCTAACAAAGACGTTGAGATAGTTAAAGAAGAGCTTGTTGCTGCTAACCCGAAACTAGAGCTTAATCCAAAGCCTGTAATAAATACAGAATCAATAGATGAAAATATTAAAGATAACCAAATTAAAGACCAAATTGAAACAGAAAAAAAAGTAAGTCCAGTTAATGAATCTCAAACAGAAAAAGAAAGAGTAGGCAGATTTAAAAAAGATAAATTAAATGATGATGCTTTTATTGCAGCAGCACAAAAAGAATTTATAGAAGAACAAGAAGCTATCCTTGCAGATAAATCAAAAAAAGAAAAAATAAATGAATACATTTATGAAAGCAGAAAAAACTTTGCATCAAAAATTGAAAGAGGTTTAGTAAATGGTCTTATACAAAACGTCAATAATATTTATGAGCTAGGAGATGACATAGTTGATTTAATACTTGGAGACTTATACGACAGTACTCGAACAGAAGATTTTGAACTTATACCTTTAAGAAAAAATTTAGATGATAGAAGCACTCTTAGTAATTTAGTTGGAGGTTTTACTGAAACTGAAGATGATAGAAATAGTCTTTCCTATGGTACAGCTAAAACAATAACTCAATACCTTATACCTATAGCTAAGTTAGGAGGATTTACTAAATCAATAGGTATTAAAAGATTAAATTATGGAATAGCAGGTGCAGGAGTAAGTGCAGTAAATGACCCTTATCAGGAAAACTTTTTTAATTGGGTAGGGGAAAGATCAGACGTTGCAAAAACTATTGTAGATTTTCTACAAGCTGCAAAAGAATATGACGAAGAAGGAAATTTAAAACCAGTTGAAGAGCGTATGGCAGCCAGAATGAGAGCTATGGCAAATGATTTTATAGTTGGAGAGTTAGCGATTGGTGGTACTGTTGCAGGAATAAGTAAAAATTCAAAAGCTATACAGAAATTTGCAAAAGATACAATTAAAACTTCAGGTCTAGATAAAAAAGCAGAGCAGTTTGGTAAGGTCGTTTTTGGTATTGCTGACTATACAAAAGAAAGCATAGGCAAAAAAGGTAATGAACTGGTTGATTTGTTTATGGATAAGATGTACGAAATGAGAGCAGGAAATACTAAACAACGAAATAGTATAGTAGCAAGACTAAAAAATATTCTTAGTAAAGATGGAGGAGATATAGGCGATTCAGTAATGGATTTGCAAGATGAGAATTTAATTGAAAATTTAAATCTATATATGGAAAAATTAAAAACTAATCCAAAATTACAAAAATATTATTTAGGTGGAGATGGTTCTACATTGTACGGAAGTCCATTAAAAGGGTCAAAAATAACAAGAACCTTTAATGCTAAAGATTTAAACAGATATTTTAAAACAACTATTAAAGGCAAAGATAAAGCTTTTGCAAATAAAGAAGCAATCGTAGATTTTATTGTTGCCAGAGGAGATGCAATTAAACAAAGCATAAATCCAAAAAGTAGAACATGGAAGTCTATGAAGGCAAAAGCAAGAACTCAGCTACCTTTAGATACTATTAATGCTTTATCAGATTTTGTAGAAACTTACGGAGATGGAGGAGAGATTGATTTAGAAGTAGCAATTATAGCTATGAATGACATTGTTAATGAAAGTGCAATCGTTGTTAGAGAACTAGCCAGTAAGATGGACAGCATGATTGCTATGAAGAAAGGTGGAAGCTTTGATAGTAAAGCTTATGATGTTGTGAAAGGAGACTTTGCCTATACTCTTAAATTTCTAGATAGTGTTTTAAATATTAAACGAAGAACTATTACACCAATATCAAGAAGTCTGTCATTATCTAATGTAACTTCTGACAGAGTTCCACAAAAAGGTTTAAAGACTATATTAAAACTAAGATCAGAAGACGAAGCTGTAGAGCTTGCAAGAAAACAAGCTGCTAAAGATATGGTAGATGAAGAAGATTTCTTAGGAGAATTTGATATACAACAAATTTTAGACCTAGCAGATAGTGGAGATACTAAGGCTTTGCAGCAAGTAGTAAGAAAATTACATCTTGCAGCTACTAATCCTAAAGCTTTGAAGATAATCCTAAAGCATCAAAATGGTTCAGACGTTATGAAAATAACTAACCATTTATTTATTAATTCAATTTTATCAAACCCTGTAACTCATCAAGTCAACTTAATATCTACAGGAATAAATACATTTGGAAGACCTATAGCAAAATTAGCAGGTGCAGAAGATAACGCAACTAGAATGAGAGCTTTAAAGGATTTGCAATACCTAATGTCAACTTCTATGGAGTCTTTAAAAATGGCAGGTTTTGCTTTTAGAGCTAATAGAAATATTGTTGATGCAGGTCAATCAATACTTGAAAGTAAATCAGCAGAAAGAATAATGATGGAATCTTGGGAAGGAACTAGAGGTGCTATAGGTAGATCAATTATGGATACATACGGATTACCTAGTAGATTTCTAATGGCTGAAGATGAGTTCTTTAAACAAATGAACTTTAGATCATATTTAAGAGCAACTATTTGGGAGAATACACAGAAAGCTATAGAGAAAGGTACAAGAACTTTTGCTAACAGAGCAGAATATAACGCATACGTTAATAAAGAATTTAACAAGATTATTAAAGTTATAAACAGAGAATCAGTAGAAGGAAAGCTATCTAGAAAAAATTTAAAGTTATATAGAGATGCACAAAAATATGCAGCAGAATCAACATTTACTGAAGATTTAGCAGATGGTCATTACTTAAAACAGTTTCAAAATGCTGTTAATGAATATCCGCTAGCTAGACAGATAGTTCCTTTTATAAGAACTCCTATCAATATCATGAAGCAATTTGGTAAAGCAAGTCCTATTGCAGCTTTTGGAGATACACCTTTAGGTAAAAAACTAAGAATAAATGAAATAGGATTTGTCAAAGAACACTTAGCAGAAGTTGCATCAAAAGATAAGAGTGTAAGAGCTATAGCAATAGGTCGAACACGTTTAGGTGGTATGGCTTGGGCGGGTGGTATAACTGCTGCTTTTTCAATCAATGACCCTGAATCAGGTGTAGCAATTACAGGAGGTTTACCTAAAAATAAAGAGCAAAGAGAGATGATGCTTGCAACTGGTTTTCAACCATATTCTTTTCGATTTCTTGCAACTGAAGAGGAAATAAAAAAGTACGGAAAAATTGACCCATTGAATACAAAAGGTTCAAGACGATCAAGAAATCCTTTAGATTATATTTTACAAAAAGGAGAAAACTCAGAAGTTACCTATGTAAGAGGAGCAGATGGAAAAGTTAAATATAAATATGTAAGTTATAAAAGACTTGAACCTTGGGCTAGTTATCTAGCTTTGTCTGCTGACTTTGCAAGAATAGCTCCATATTTAACAGAAGCAGAAAAGTTAGAAAAAGAAACTTTGTATCAGGTTATGCAAGCTGCTATGTATGACAACTTAGTAGATAAAACATTTCTTTCTGGCATAGCAGAACTTGTACCTTTATTTGAAGACCCTTCTCGTATGAACGCATTTGTAACTAGAAGGATTGCTCAGATAGCAGTACCCTTTAGTGGTACAGGTAAATTTATTAAAGGTGCTATTAACTCAGGTGCTTTTGGACAAAATCGAGATGGCAATATTCGTGTTGATAAAAAAGTAACTAAAGGACAATTTGAAGGAGATTATAACCCTATGATATTTGCGACTAGACTTGTTAACGAAATAGCAAGTCTTACTCCACATGGAGATAGATTTGCAAGACCAGTACAAAATCACATAACAGGTAAGTTTGTAGAGATACCTGTTGGGTTTGGTAAAGACGAGTGGAATCCATTATTAGATGGTTGGACATACTCTACTGTGTCTAACAATGACCCTGTTCTGTCAGTACTACAAGAGACAGGAGGAGAGTTTGCTGCTCCTAATGATTTGTTATTAAGTGATGATAACTTTGATAATGAACTAAGATTGAATAGCGAAGAGCTTGCTGACTTAATTTACAATACTGCGAAGTTTAGAAAAGGTACATTGAAATTAAGAATGTATGACGCTATGGACAGATATATAAAAGAGAATGATATTCTCGTACAGCTAATGAGAGGTAATGCTTTGAAGATGGACTTGAATGAAATGGATATTAATATAAAAGCTGTTATTGCAAACATAGAAGGTAAAGATATAAATGAACTTACAAAAGATGATTTTAGTAATAGTGACAGAATAAATCAAATGTATAGAGCTAGAGAAATATTAAAAAAAGGCTTACAAGAAATACATAATGATTACAAAACTTCTGCTAAAGAGTGGTGGATAAAAAACAGCAAAGTATTAGATCAAGAAAAAAGAGATAAATTTTTTAGAGATGAAGATAGAAATAATAAATTATTCCAAGGTATAGTAGAAGTAAGCTCAAATAGTTTATTAGAACAATTTGCTGCCAAGTCTCTTATTAGCTAACTATGGCTACCAACAACACCAATACGTTTACTAATCACACAGGAAACGGAACTGAAGTTAATTTTTCTATTAGCTTTTCATACATATCTATTTTAGGAATAGATGTAACTGTAAATGATGTTCTACAAACTATTAACACTCATTACTCAGTTAATGGACAGACAATAACTTTTGTTGTTGCTCCTGCAAATGGTGCTGCTATTAAGTTTCAAAGAGATACAGATATTAGTTTGCCAGTTGTTGACTTCCAAGATGGTTCAGTTCTTACAGAACTTGACCTTGATACAGGATTAAGACAAGTATTATTTGCACAGCAAGAAAACGCAGACGAAACAGCGTCAGGTATTGTTACAGACGGAAATGATCTAACAGCTAATAACAAAAGAATAAAACTTATTAATGACCCTGTAGATGCAAAAGATGCTGCAAACAAACAGTATGTAGATGGTTTTGTAAAACGAGATGGGTCTTTAGCATTAACAGGAGATTTAGATGCAGGTGGAAATAAGATTGGAAGTTTGGGAGATGGTGTTAATGCAACTGATGCAGTTAACAAAGGGCAGTTAGATGCAGGTATAGCAAACGCAAACGTAGCTATTGGACAAGCTTCTAGCTCTGCTGCAAACGCTTTGACGAGTGCAAACAATGCTGCAACGTCAGCAAGTCAAGCTGCTGCTTCAGCCACCCAAGCAGCTAACTCTGCAACTACAGCACAGAACTTAGCTAGAGCATCAATCTTTGTAGGTTTTCAAAGATTACCTAGCGGTATGCTACGAATGATATATAATTTGGCTAGTGACCCACAATCAACTGTTTACAAAGCAAATGATTTCATACAAAATGGGGCTAGTCACGCTTATTTTTTAGGCGAAGACGTGCTTAGTAGTGTTGCTCCAAATGCTCCTAAGTTTACACTTGCAGCAAATAATGCTGCGAATTTTGCAGCAAACTTACAAGGACATTTAGTTCTCGACATTTAACTATGGCACAAATTGATTTAGGTAAACTCAAGTTTAATTGGAGAGGAGACTGGATTAGTTCTTCTACCTACGGAAAAGATGACGTAGTTTATTACCAAGGTTCTTCATACGTTTCTGCAATAGATAACAATACTGCTCAAAACCCTGCTAGTCAACACGCTTTAGGTACATCTTGGGATAAGATGGCAGAAGGTTTAAATTGGAAAGGAGATTGGGTTTCAGGAACTACTTACTACAAAGGAGATATAGTTAGATGGCAAAATGCTGCGTATATATTAACTGTAAGTAATAATTCAGGAACATACGTTACAACTAACCCTGCTGCTGTACCTTCTAATTGGACTCTTATTGTTAATGCTCCTAGTGCAGATGTTTTAACAACTTCAGGAGATATGCTCGTAAGAGATAATGATGGAAGTACAAATAAAAGATTACCTATTGGAAACTTAGGTTCAAGATTAACTGTAATTGATGCACCAAACGAAGACTTACCAAACGAAAATAATTTTGTTTACCACCCTATAGATGTATCAGCAACAATTAGACAGGAGATATTACTTGGAGATGATAACGCTGTATCTTCTACTAGAACAGAAGTTGTAACTGTAGCAGCAGTTAATGGTCAAAACCAGTTTCATATTGGAGGAGTTGAAAGACCTACGATAGTTGCAAATATTGGAGATGTAATTACTTTTGATGTTAGTGACTCAAGTAACACAAGTCATGTATTTGCTTTTGAAGTTGCTCATTCAGGTACTAGCTATTCAGCAATATACAATGAAACACAATACGGAATTGTAAGAAACGGAACAGCAGGACAAGCAGGAGCAACAATAGTCTGGACAGTTAACCCAACTGCCTACTACAACATGAGATATTACTGTAGTGTTCATAGTGGTATGGCAAGAGGTCAGTTTACAAATGGAAAGAGCAGCAATACACCGACTCTTTATTATGACGGAATTGCAGGTGGTAGTGTAAAAATATCTAAAGGTAAGTCTTATACATTTACTTTCCCTGCTGATGGATTAACTTACTCAATCAAAGACCCTAACGCTACTGGATATAGTGGGGCAGGTTCAGCAGGAAGAATAACAGATGGAACAGCACAGCCACAATCAGTTACAAATGGCGGTTCAATTACATATACCCCAGATGCAAAAACTACACTAAGTCAAGTCATTATAAGAAACGAAGCTAACCAAGCTGATGCTTTAATATTAACCTTAACTGACCCTGCAAGTGAACCTGCTTGGACAGATGCAGCAGGTACTTATTCTAAGAAGATGCCTTCTCTGGAAACAAGAAGGAAGACGCCATATAATCACTTTGTAAATCAAGATGTCAATAATTACACAGAAGCTATTTTACCTTTACCTCAATATCTAAAAGAATCAGGTCGTGGATTTAAATATGGCACTCCTTGTAATGCTTACAGGCAAGGTGGATACATAGATACAGCAGGTCAATATCATCAATGGGGAAATATGTACCATGATGGAAGTGGTTACTTTTATGGGGCAGGAATAGGAACAGGAAGTACTATTGGTGGTTCTACTGATTATCCATATAGAAGTAACTTCCGTACACCTTTATGGTGGAAAAAAGCTTTAGCAGGAGATAGTGCATACGCTAAGTTTTTAACAGATTTAAATGGTAATGATCTTGGATATTTAGATGCTGATGGTGTACCACAAGTAGCTGTTCCAAAGATTATGCAGATACATGGAGGTAGTTCTAAAAAATATTTCCTATATGAAAATGGCATGGTTAGTGCATCTGGTCATGGTGCTGATGGAATATTAGGAGATGGACAATCATCTACAAAGTATATTCATTTAGCATTATCGTTTTACGATAACTCTGGTACTGAGCTAACAGGTGCTAACTATCCAAAGATTACGCAGATGCACATAGGGTCTGCTCATACTATGGATACTACAACAAATGACTTTAACGACTGTAATTACTTCTTAAGTACAGAAGGCAAGTTATATAGGTTTGGTTATAACAGCTATGGTCAGCTAGGAGATGGAACTACAAGTGCTAATTACTACAATAGAGAAATGCCTATGAGTCTTTTCGGTGGAGAAAAGATCGTTTACATAACAGGTACAGGTTATCAGTATGGTTGTATGTATGCCATTACAGAAACAGGCAAACTATGGGGTTGGGGTAGAAATACTGATGGTCAGCTAGGTCTTGGTAATACAACGCAACAAACAACACCACAGCATATAACAGGTGTTTCTGGTTCGTTATTAGAAAACAAAAAAGTTGTTCACGTTATTAGTTCACAAAGAGGTAATGACATTACTAGAACTTGGGTATTAACAACTGAAGGAATTGTTTACTTCATGGGTCAAAGAGAATCACATGGTATTAGAGTTGGTTCTTATAATTCAACAGCGAGTACTTCACAAAATACTCCTATAGGTTTAACAAATGCTTCTACCTTATGGAATAGCAATAACCAAAAAGTTATCTATATGTCTATAAGTGGTGGTCGTTATCCTGTTCTGCATTTCATAACTGATGGCGGTACTACAGGCCACGCACAAAAGATATACGCTACAGGCTCTAATAACTATGGTCAGCAAGGAACAAATACTTCTACCACTTCTGGACAAAGTGGATCTGCTCAAGGTAACTGGTTTGGTGCAGAAATTAAATTTAGAGACTTTGGAGATTTATCGAAGAATGTCAACAACTCCAGACCTAACGAAACTACAGATATGACGTTAGATAGTTTGCAGACAGGTTCTAATAAAACTAAATTTAAAGTTGGTAAGATAGTTACAATAATGGCTCATACCTATTCAGATGAAACATATTCAAGAGTAGTAATGATAGATGAGTTTGGTTCTATCTTCTACTGTGGTTATTGGAATTATAATATGGTTGAAAACTTAGAAGATGATAATGGTTCTGCATTTGAAAATAGCCAACAGTATGTAACTTCATTCATACCTTTATATAACCAACCAGAACCTATATGCCCTCTAGGTTACTCTTTTGTCGGAACTTCATATAGTGAAAATGCTTGGCTATTAATGGGTAAAAGTGGTTATATATATACAGGAGGAAGTGACTCATGGAATCAGGCAGGTATGCCTAATAGCCTAAATGGTTTCTTCCATCTACATGAAAACTGGAACGCTTAATTATGACAGCACCAACTTGGACTAAATTTTATAAGTACGCTTTAACAGGTAAAACTGAAGCGTGGGGAGTAGGTCTAGCAGAAAAAGACCCTACTAAATCTCAAGTCGCTTACAACTGCCTTGATATAGAAGGTTATTTAGTAGCAGTAGATGGCTTTGACCCTGCTAATTTTACAAATTCAACCTGCACTCTTACTGAAATTACTGACGCAGAAGAACTAAAAACTTGTAAGGCAGCTATTGGAATTAGTTAGTGGATTATCCACAAATTGATATACCAGAAAATTTAATACCCCCTAATACAATTTTTTATCCCCCGATAGTGGAAGAACCTTATCTAGACCCTCTACTTCTTCCAAGTCTGGAACAGGTAGAGTCGGGTTTGGGAGGTCAGGAATCTTCTGCTGAAGAAGAAAAATCATCTTCAAAGGAGGGAGGGTTAGAAGTAGTACCAGAGACAATACCGACAAACCTGCCAAACACCAAAGAAACTTTATCATCTGAATCTGTAGCTACATTTAATATACCTTTTTATGGGGAGATGCCAATACCTTCGCCAGAAGTGATTGCATCAAGTGTCATAGCATCTGGTGTTAGTGCCACAGCAGCAGTAACTGGAAGCATTATTTTGCAAAGCGTTATAAATCAACTTAAAAAAGTAATGACAAAGATATTTAAGAAGGTACTTAAGAAAGAAATTGCAGATCAAAAGAAATAAGATATACTTAAATTCAGGCGAGTGTACCTGCTTGATCTCTCTTAAGGCTTCTAGTAAGGGTTACTTAAGATGAACTCAAGAATCCGTCAATGCAAAGCAACGGATTTATGAAACGAACACAAGTGGGAACTTGTTTAATTCGTAACTCCTCTACAGAGCGTTACTCGCCTTTAAATTTTTCAGGATTAGCACGAACATAAGCTCTAATATTTATTACGTCATTACAGATATAAGCAAATTCTGATTTAGGATTAATCATATAGCCACTAGCGTGAAGCTGTGAACACTTTAAAACTCTCACTAATTGCTTATCATGGACTTGCTTGTCTAGTTCTTCTCTGGCTAACTCTAGCTTTACTTTTGCTAAGTCGTTACAAGTTTGATTATCTCCCAGAGGTATCATAAAACTCATCTGTATTCCCCAACCTTCGTTGATACTATAGGTTTCACTCTCGGTATTCTCTGCGTCATTACCTGTATAAAAGGGAGTTACAGCCATAGTAGGTTGACTACAAATCAAATTTCCAAACTGCTGCTTGCCTGTCATTCCATTATTGATATTCATATTCTGATTAATTATTGATGAGTTCCCTATAGCATTTGGCTGTGCCTGTACGTTAGTATCGCCTTCAGCCTTTGCCTTACTGACTAAACACAGACAAAGAAGTGATAACGCTAGTGGTCGTAATCGTGTCATTCTGTGTGATTTGTTCTGTTAATGCACCTGCTGCCCTTGTAGTTAGACTCAGCGACCAATCTGCTGAAGTGTCGGCAACAGTAAAAACTGCATCTCCACCTGCAATACCTGCTGAAGCAGCTACAGATATATTAGATGCTTCCCAACTTTCAACTGCTGCTCCATATTTTTCAGTAACTATACTGCGAGTTATGGTTTGCGTAGTGTTTTCAGTTCTGTTACTTGAACCAGTAGTCCAAGAAGGCACTCCGTTTGCATAACAGGGTGCTATTAAAAACAAACCTAGTAGTAATAGTTTCTTCATTTGATGCCTACTTTAGAGTTCTTATTATCTACTATAGTATCTTTTTTCTTTTTTATCGAAAAGCCTAGTGACGCAGTAGATGCTGAAAAAATACTTGCAATAAATGTCGGGTCAAAATCTACAATTTTTTTGCCAGATGGCGGTTCGTAGTATGAGAGAGATAATAGCGTTGCCGACCAAAGAAGTACGCAGACTTTGACAATGGTTTCAACTTTACTTGGCTCTTGATCTTCCATAAAAGTTAAGACTCTTGTTTAATACTACCAAGTTAGCTATGTTTGGAAAGTAACACAATAGTTATTATGCTGAAAATCTTAAAACCAATACTACTAAAATTCTTTACTACTACTGCTGTGAAGAGATTAGTAGTTGATTTACTTAGAGCAATCTGTAAACAAACTACCAACACGCTAGATGATCGTGCTGTTGATATGTTAGAGCAACAGTTGTTTCCTAAATTAAACTGATATGAACCATAAAGAGTTTTTCAAGATACTCGTTGGCAATCCACCGCCAGAAATAGAGTTTGAGATTGAGGTTAAGCAGCGTGAAACAGAGCAAATGCCTGACGAAGCAGTAAGAGCATACTGTTTAGACCTAGTTAAATACACCAAATTACAAGATTTACTTTTAACTTCAGCATTAATGCGTATATCGGAAATAGAAACTAAAGTACAACGCTATGAGAAAGGTGTAAGACTATACAAAAAAGTTAGAAAGTTAAGTTTTTTTGGTAAAATAAGGTATCTTCTGTCTGGCAAGACAGATCAGAAGTGATTATATTAATTAAAAACAAGACTAATCATGGATAAAAGTTTAAAGATAATGAAGACTTTGCACTATGAATTAGCAAAAGACTTGCTTGATAAAGTACGAAGTGGCGAAGCAAAGGCAGGAGACTTGAATGTAGCTAGACAGTTTCTAAAAGATAATGGTATCGAGTGTATCCCTGTAGAAAATAACCCAATGGAAGACCTTATGAATAACTTACCAGACCTAGAGACTATCCCTCCTAGTGAATTATGAAATGCAACTGTTTTAACTGTGGTACAGAATTGATCTGGGGAGGAGATAATGACGCAGATGAATACAGCGAATATTCAGTTGTAACTAATTTATCTTGCCCTAAATGTAATGCTTATGTAGAAGTTAGTCTTCCAAAAGATGCAGCCATTACCTGAAAAGCTACTTGACTTTAGATATTTCTTAATCGTTACTTGGAGACATCTAAACCTACCAGACCCTACACCTGTTCAACTAGATATAGCTGAATATCTACAACATGGGGCTAGAAGAAAGATCATACAGGGGTTTCGTGGGGTAGGTAAAAGTTGGATTACCAGTACTTACGTTGTTTGGCGACTAAGGATAGACCCACAACTAAAGTTTCTCGTGGTATCCGCCAGTAAAGACAGGGCTGATAATTTTACTACCTTTACTATGCGTCTTATAAACGAGATGCCTATACTAGCTCCACTAATCCCCAGAGATGACCAGAGAAACAGTAAGGTAAGTTTTGATGTAAGACCTGCTAGTGCCGATCACGCACCCTCCTGTTCCTCTAAAGGGGTCTTATCGCAGCTTGCAGGGAGTCGTGCTGATGAAGTTATAGCAGACGATTGCGAAGTACCTAATAACAGCTTTACGCAGCCTATGAGAGACAAACTAGGCGAAGCTGTAAAAGAATTTGAAGCCATACTAAAACCAAATGGAAAGATTACCTTCCTTGGTACACCACAAGTAGAGAACAGTTTGTACCTAACACTAGAAGAACGTGGCTATGAAACACGAATATGGACAGCTAGATACCCAGAACTAAAAAATAACTACGGAGATCGCCTTGCTCCTCGTATTGCCAAAAATTTATCAGAAGGAATTGCAGAACCAAAAGACCCTGTTGACCCTATAAGGTTCTCAGCCATTGATCTAATGGAGCGTGAAGCGTCTTATGGGCGATCAGGGTTCAATCTACAGTTTATGCTCGATACGACCCTCTCAGACCAAGATAGATACCCCTTAAAAATTAACGACCTAGTAATTATGTCGGTCAATAAAGAATACGCACCTGAAAAAGTTATATGGTCGAACTCCCCTGAGTATGTAATTACTGATTTGCCCTGCGTTGGATTCAATGGAGACAGGTATCATAGACCTGCACAAGAGTTCGGAGACTACATTGAATACACAGGAAGCGTAATGTTCGTTGACCCCTCTGGTACTGGAAAAGACCAGACAGCTATATCCTGCGTAAAGATGCTAAATGGTAACTTATTCGTTACAGAGTGCTTCGGTTT